ATGTTCCCGAACAGCACCTTCACCTTGTTGCTGTCGGCGCCGAGGGTGCTGTTGAGCACATGCACCATCCGCACCGGGTAGCCCAGAAAGGACTCGCCAGCGTCGCGGCCGAGGTTGTCCACCGTGTTGCCGCCTGCCGCGTACTTGAGGCGAGCGATGCTCGCGGCGTAGCCGGCGGGCGAGACGTACCAGGCGGCACCCTGACGGGCAAAGAGCGGCAACTTGCCCATCGCGGCGAGGAAGTCCTCGACGTCGAGGGTCTCGAAGCCGGTGTTGCCCGACGCAGCCGACACCACCGAGGCGGTGTGCGTGCCGTCGTTGATCTTGTTGACGATGCCGTTGATGCCGCCGTACTGCGAGGTGCCGTCGCCCAGCCAGCCGCACAAATCGATGCGGTAGGCCAGGCTCGTGGCGAACTCGGCGGCCACCGCGTCAGCCAGCGAGACGAGGGCGTCCTCGACGACCTCGGTGCTCATCCGGCAGCCAACCGCCAACTTCTTGGCGACGAGCGACACGTTGCCGTAGGTCGGCTCACTCTCGGTGACGCTCGACCCTTCGCCCACGAAGTAGGCCGTGGTGCCGGTGAGCCGCTTCGGGATCACCATCGTGTCGCGGGTCATCGACACATTCTCGGCGGCACCGGGGAAGGTGCCGTAGGTCTCAACCAGGCGGATCACCCGGTTGGCGAACTCCTCGGGGACCAGTGCACCGCCCGCCGAGTTGCTGCCCTCGTTGAGAGCGCGGGTCTCGACGCCGTGGTCCTTGCACCACCGGAGGTCTTCCTGGTTCTTGAAGACATGGCCGCGGATCCAGCGGCCGCAGCGGTAGGCCGACTCGACGGCCTCGGGGCTGTCGTTGAAGGCCCGCAGGCTGGTATGGCTGGGGCTGATGGCCCGAATCTCAAGCTTCGGCTCCTTCTTGGCCTCCGGAGCCGGGGCGGGAGCCGGGGCGGCTCGCTCGACCACAGCCCGCAGTTCGGCCTCCTTGGCCGCCAGCCGCTCCTCGAACTCCAGGTCGGTCTTGACCTTGTCGGCTTCGTCGGTCAGCCGGCGGAGTTCCGCAGTCTGCTCGTCAGACCGCTCGGCCACGTCGGCCAGCTCGTTGAGGCGGGCGGCGACAGCCGCGGCACGGTCCTGAAGGCGCTTGAGATTCGATGCCATGTTTGGCCTGCTCCGTTGTTGAGCCGGCCAAAACGCAAAAGCGGCGGCCGGCGGGTGGTTCCCGCAAGCGCGCCGCGAAATGAATCCTCAAGTCGCTCGCACTAGCCTCCGCAAAATCCATCGCGGAGAGTTATGTCTACCTGTAGCCTAGCAGGGCGATCGCTGGCGTGCAACTTCATCCGGGGTGACTCACGAAACGACTGTCGCTTTCACGCCCCACTGTGCCAAAAACGATACGGCGTCCTCGTACAGTTCAGTCCGCGTCTTGTTTGAGTCAATGTATTCGACCATTTGCTCTTTGCCGAACCCTTCTCGCAGCATTCCAAGCGGCGCTACTTCGGCGTCCGAGTCCCAGTCCATTAGCTCATAGTCGAACCACGCAAACCAGCCCTTGCCGCTGATGAATGGCGTTCTCTTCGGTAGCGAAGCCAGCCGTTCTTCTATGCCTTCCTGCGTGTCGTTTAGCCGCTTTGGCCAGTCGGCGTTCTTCAGGTCTGCGTCGATTGGGTCGGCCTCGGACTCGTCTGGCGAATCGTCTTCTTCAGCAATCATGTGTTTTTGCTACCAGTCTTTCGCATTTTTGCGCACCTTTCCAGAAATCACACCTCCAAGAACGACGATCTCCTGCTCGTTCATGCAGCCGAATCCTGTCGTGCATAAAGACAGGATTCGGCTGGCGCGAACGCGAGCAGTCAAGTGCCTTTTCTTGGCCGCCGAGCCTTCGGCCGCAAATCTCTCTGCTATCCCCTTGTGCATCGTAAAACTAGAAGCAGGCTGAAGGCTAACATTCTGGCTTCCGCTGTCAGAAACTTTTGCGGCGCTTTGGTATCCCCTGACCAAGACGACCTCTGAAATCCCCTCTCTCTTGAGGTGCTCCTGGGTAGCGTCGTAGTGTGCGCGCAGGACCTTCCTGACTGACTTGTCTTTGCGAATCCTGTTTATCGTGTCGTCCCATTCCTCAATGCCGTCTTTTGATTTATTCAGAGAGCGAAGGTGTTTTGTGTACGGTTTCGATACCTGAAACTCGTCTTTGATTGCATACTGAATGCCGACTGCCACTCTATTGTGATCTCCGGATGTGCCAGCCCACGAATCCACCATTCCGGCCGAAAGGGCATATCTTTTTGCGTATTCGTCTGGAACTCCGCTGTCCTTGAGCAGTTGCCTCGCCTTGTCGGATCCATAATATCGAGAGCCAAGAAGACGCAGGATGCCTTCGTCTATGTCGCTTTCTTTGATTCCCGCCGCTTCGAGTTTTTTTGCAGCAGATAGCGAAATGCTTATCTTCTGCTGTCTTCTCATGTTTTCGGCGACGGATCCCCAGTTGTTGTATTGCCAAGCGTCCTCCAGGTGCTTGCCAAACAACTTTCTCCTGTCTTCTTCCATAGCGAGCGCGTCGAGCGCCCTTTCCTGTGGCGTCAGGGCATTGCTGTTTTTCTCCAGCGGTGCTCCTGCGGTAATCGGGCTGGCGTTGTCTTGGCCTGCGGTCTTGGCCGCAGCAGAAGAGGCTGCCTTTGCTGCGGTTAGTTTCTTCAAATCGTCGAGTTCTTCCCTGATGCTTTTTGGCGTCTCGACAACCTTGAGTTTGTCGCTGGCAATCCTTGCCTTCAGTTCGTCAATTTCCTGCTTGATGCTCTTCGGCGTTCCGACAACCTGAATCCGCTCATTCGCTTTCTTGACGCGAATCTTCTGCAGCATCGCAGCCCGCTTTGCGGCGGCGGCTTCGGCGGCGGCTTTCATTTCTGCGGCATCGCGCTCGCCCTTTGCGGCTTTGCGCTCCGCAGCGGCTTTGCGTAACTTCTCGATACGCTTTTGTTTCGACTTGGCGGCCGCCTTCGCTTCCTTGACCGGACGATAAGCCTCCGCCCTGGCCTTGTCGGCGGCGATCTTGGCTGCCTGCTTTTTTGCAGCCTTTTCCTTCATCGCTTTTGCGTATGCGATGTCGGCCTTTTTGTTGACCGGCTTAAGCGCGGACGCAGGCTGCGGAATGCCGTCTTCCTTCGCGCAGTTATTGCCGGCCTTGAAGCCGCCGGCGCCCGTTCCGCAGCCCTTGCCTGGGCCTGTTTTTGCAGGCGAGCCAGGCTTCTTGGGCCGCTTCTTTTTGCGCCCCTTGGAGGCGCGGATTTCGCTTGCCGCACGCAGCAGCGCGCGGTGCAGATCAGAGAGTGCGTCGTCCACGGAAGGCCGCCTCCAGCGCACGAGCCTTCAGCCTGGCCGCCTCGCCGGCGGCGTCGATGCTGCGTTCGGCTGGCTGCGGCTCGGAAACGAGCTGCTCCTCCGGAATGATCCAGAGCTTGCAGACAGCCTCCGGCGCGATCTCGCCGGCCACGACGTCGCACGAGCCGCCTTCGTTCCAGAACACGCAGTTCTGGCACTTCATGCCGCGTTCGGCGAACGGGTTCTCGGTCATGTAGTGCGAGCCGTCCGGGCCTTCCTGCGGCCACTGGCCGTTCTCGACGGCGATTTGGCTGATCGCTTCGTAGAGCGCGAAGTTGGCCGGCGAGAGCGTCATGTCGCCGCCCATGTCTTCTTCTTCCTCGGCCCGCTCCTCGACCGGCTCGTCCACGCTCCGCTCGGACTCCAGTTGCTTGGCCTTGCGTGCAGACCAGTTCTTCGCTGGCGTGCCGCCCCACAGGAGCCAGGCCACGAAGCCCGGCTTCTCCTGGCCGGGCGTGTCCCACCCCTCGGACTTGCTCGCCGACTCGTGTCGCGCAAACCAGGCGCTCATCTCGCGGACCCAGTCCGGATTCATCTCTTCGCGGCGGGCGATCTTGTTGGCGCGGGCCACGGTCTCGGGCTTCAGCCCGTCGCCGGACTTGCCCTCCTCGTGCAGCTTGAGGCCGCGTTTTGCCGCCGCGGCCATCCCGGCCGTCGGCTTGAGGCTCACTTCTGCCCGCTCGTCGATGACTGCCGTGATCTCGCCGACGATGCCGCTGGCGGAGACGAGGTCGCTCATCCGCTTGCCGACGAACTCGTCGGTCTCCTCCCAGATGCCTTCCTCGGAGTGCCACTTGCGCACGAGGACGACGGGGTCCGCCGGCGTGGCTTCGAGCGAGTGCTCGGAGCCTTCCATGCCGAGTGTGCCCTCTTCCATGACGTGCTCGATACGGCCGACGCCACCGTCCCAGGCGACGAAATCGCCGGCGGCGAACATCGCGTGCTGGGCCATCTGGAGCGCCCGTTTGCTGACAAACGTCTCGGTGGCCGGGTACGCAGGCCGAAGCACTGGTCCGACGTCAAAAAGGCCGTCGAAGTCGACGATCTCGCGCAACTGGCGGCCGTCGGCCATGCGGCTCCAGCGCTCGCCGGTGCCCTTGACCTTGAAGGCAAACGAGCTGCCACGCACGTCGCCCCTTTCGATGGCCTCGACCACGTCTGCCCGCGACTCCGGGGCGTCGATTTCATAGCGCAGGCCGCGCTCGTCCACCGACAGCCGCAGCGTCCCGGCCGACTCGCGGCCGAGCAGGAACATCGGCTCGTGGTTGTAGAGAGCGACAACGTCGGTGCCACGCTTGAAGACGTTGTCAAAAGCGCCCGGCAGGACCCTTTCGACAAAGCCTCCCAGGTCCTGCGAGTCGGACTGGAATAAGGCCGCATAGCCGCGGATGACGGTCTTTTTCTTGCCAGTCTTCTCGCACAGGCAGCGCTCGACGACCTGGTCGACCTCGATCAGCCGTCGCTCAATGTCTTCTCGACTCTCGCCATCCATGTCTCAAGGACCTCCTCGTACTTGCGGCCGCTGCGGTGGCACTCCAGCAGCAGATCCCGCGTTTCGTTCATCCAAGTCGTCGTGAACTCGTCGATATGCAGGCCAGTAGCCGCGGCTGCGTCGCAGAGTTCTGTTCGCATTCGCTTCTCGTGGGCCTCCAGCCAGGCGGCCAGCTTGGCCGGCTTGCCTCGCCGCTCCAGAATCCCGTCGGCCTCGACGGTCGCCAGCTTCCGGAGCGTCT